TGGATTATCAAATAAGGTTACAAAAAATCTAAATGAATGTTGTATAGATTTACCAAATAATTGCTCTGGTAATTTATACCATGCTTGTAATTCAAGAGAATTTAGTCCTACAGGCATAAATTAAAATCCTTGATATAATTTAAAACAATGCAATAATGGGAGTAAAAACTCCCATTATTATTTATGTATTTTGAAATTATTTTTCTAAATTCCAAAAATCGAATTGAAAGGTACATTCATATCTAACAGATTCATTTCCATTATAATCCATAGCAACATCACTTACATTTTGAGGAAATGCATTATAAAATCTAATCTTTCTTTCTAATACTTTTCCATTATACTTATACATAAGTAAATAGATATCTCTAGTTGCAGTTCTCTTAGTTGGAACTTGTGAGACTCCAGCCGTAGGAGAACCTGGAACAATATCAAAAATCTTTTGTTGCCATTCATATAATGTTTTTGTAATTATTTGATTTTCTGTTTCTTCAAATGATATAGATAATGTATGACCAAATTCTGGTTTACCAGGAAAATATTGTTTCATACCCATAAAAAAACTCTCTATAACTTGATTTCCTCTACTTGGTATTGTAGCAGTTCTACAACGGATAATTAATGAATTTACTCCATCTCCTTCCGATGATATAGAATCTGATACTTTTGAAATACCCGGAATTACTAATTCCCATAACCAATTTCTTTGGATATCTGGGAGTTGTTTCATTCTTCCTTCTATTGTAAAATCAGCCATCTTAGCCTCCTCTATTTCTATATTTAATTCTTTTCTTCTCTATTATTTATAAAAGGAGTAATCTAAAATAATTACTCCTTTCGTTTGTTTCTTATGCAACTGGTATTCTTACTTCACTGAATGAAATTCCTGTTCTTGTAATAACAGTTGTCAATTGAATAAATTCGGCTGTTCTTACTGGTTGAACGTAAAGATCAACATTCAATTGATTACTATCAATTACAACTGAAGTATTATTAGTTTCATCACATACAACTTGATATGCTGTTAAACCACCTCCAGCTTGTACTCCTGCCAAAAATTCATCAACTATAGAGAAGATTCTTAATCTAGTCTTATCAGTATTATTTTCAAATGTAAATGGAAGTAAAGCTCTCTCTACATTATTTTCAATATAAAGAAGATTTCTTCTTACATTTATTCTATCAAGAGCAGACTTTTTAAGTTGTGCTGTTTTTTGACCCCACATGACATTTCCAACACCATTGATAAATCTAGGTAAATTAATATTCTTATCATAAAGTTTACCTATATCATCAAAACTCCAAATTACTTTTTGATCTAATACTGCCATTGTAGCTCTATCAATTCCTGCGGGTGCGCTCCAAGGATCAGCAATATTATCACATCTTGCCATCAATGATGCACCAAAAATTGAGTTAGGAAGATACACATTTCTATCATTATATTTATCATATACTTTAGAATATCCACCATATAATGCAATATAAGAAGGTGATTGATATCCATACTTCTCTGCAACTAGCATTTCACTTACAGTATTATCATCTAGTTCTCCAGATTGTAATGATGCTATACAGTCTAATCTTTTTGCTGCTACTCTAGCTATTTCATTTTTGTTTGTTTGATCATAGCTTGTTCCTATAAGAACACTTACATTAACACTTTCTCTATCTTCAAATAAATTCCAACCATTTGTTTTATCTAAACCTGTAGCTTTTTTACTAGTTCCTCCTGCTAATTGACCAAGTTTTGTAGATACTACATATTTACTTGTTGTATCTTCTAAAACTGGTAAATCACCATTAACCATAGTTTTAAATTTAGTAGCTACAAAATTATCTCCTTTCTTAACATAAATATATTGTGAATTTCCATTTACAATATCTTCAATAAACAATTGAGATTTATTTCCATCTTGAAGTTGTACCATAGAACCATAAAAAGTTTCTATAGGAGCTAATCTTAATTTTCCACTAGCTTTATCAGTACTATTATTATACATGTCTGCCCAAGTTACATCTGTAGGCTTAGTATATACATCTAATTTAAATACTTTACTTGCTATTGGATAATATTTATTTTGACTTGTTGTTCCCATCTTAGCACCCGAATCTCCAGCAGCATTAACGAAATCAGCAGAAGTAGCACTATTAGCAATTGGATAAGCATCATAATTAAATTTCCAATCAGCCGAACTATTGAATCCTTCAATTGTAACAGCTATACTATTTCCATCTATAGATGGATATAATGCTCCAATAATAAAATTACCATTAGATACAGATTTGTTATCTATAATACTAATCTTATCAACTTTATCAGCAATCGTAGCATAATTTCCAGATATACCTGTTCCTGCTGAAGTAATTAAATTACTATTATATTCTATACTGGCATATTTATCATAATCTTTATCATAGTCTCTTACAACATAAAGTGTTGAAGATTCTTTTAAATATTCAAGTGCGGCATAAGATCCATATCCATATTCAGGAATAAGTTTATCATTACCAGTAGCGGCTGTTCCAGATGTAAAAAATGGTTCACCAAAAGTTTCAATGAATTCTTTATCATTTGTAACTAAAACAGGTCTATTAATTGGTCCTTTTCTAGCTCTTATAACTATACCACCATCAGAAACTCCTGCTGGAACAAGAATATCTGATAAATCTATTTCTCTTCTATATACTCCTGGAGTTTTAAATACTCTCATGTTTATCCTCCTAATTTAATATTTTACCACTATAAGTATTTATAATAGTCTTTCTTATATTTATATAAGTATTTATAAAAATATAAGGATATAATTAATTCTAGTCATCTATAACTATTGCAGGAGGTTCTTGATTATCATCTTCATCATCATTTTGACCATTATCAAGTCTATATTTTTCATCTATTTGTGAGGATAAATAAGTAGAGTTGCCATCATAAAATTCAGTTGTTAAAAAATATAAAGCCCATAATAAACCTGTTATAGTATCATCATGAACATCTCTTCCACAAGAAAATATACTAGGTCTAATTTCTTCATATCTAGCTAATTCATATAAAGTTCTACTATCATATATTTTAAGCCAGCCTTTTTCTGCATAATCTTTTAATAATAAATTAGCTTCTAATTTTGTTTTTCTAGTACTTCTAATACCTAAACCATTATAAATTTTTTTATGTTTACCATCAATAATTTCTAATTTTGAATCACAACTTAATAAATTTTCATTTTCAAATTCATACCAAATTGTATTACATACAGCTTCTCCAACTTCATTATTTTCTACCATCATATATGAATCGAAATAATATTGTGATATTGAAATTACTACTTGAGCAAAATCATGCGGGCTTATTAAATTATTTCTATAAACAGCTACTTGTTCTATATTATGAGAATTATTAATTTTAAGAACTTGAATTACAGAATAATCTTTACCTGTTCCTTTAGCCGAATCTACTCCTAAAATATATTGTTTTCCTTTAATTGGTTGTTCATATATACTAAAAACTCCCGTCCATTTTGTTGCAATGGGTTCTTTAATTTGACACATTTCAAGAACATCTGAATCAATAAGAGTAGAAGCTGTTCCCAAAAATTTACAAGCGAACTCTTGAGAAAAACGAATATTTCCAATATCCTTGATCATATCTTGTTTCCATTTTTCATCTCTATTTGGATGTTCATGCCAAGGAACACTAACAGGAAAAAAGTTACTTTCTCCACGAATTGCTCTTTGCCAAAATTCAAAGAAATGGTTCATACCAGTAGGAGTTGAACAAATAATAACTTTTGAAGTTTTTCCGCTTGAAATAACAGGATATGTTGATGTAATAAATTCTTCTGCTATATGTTCTTGAACTTTAGCAAATTCATCCATATATAATAACGAAACAGTTTCTCCCGATATAGAATCTGGTGAAGTAGCTCTTGCCATTATTTTCACACCATTTTCAAATTTAATAGATTTTTTATTCCAACCACTATCAGCTATACCTTGTTGTAACCATAATGGCAAATGCTTAAAAGATAATTTAATTCGGTCTAAAATTTCAATAGCTGTAGGTTCCTTGTTAGCTAGGATTGCTATCGTTTTATCCTTAT